GTAATTTTGTTGATAGACCAAAAACATGGGTAGGAGATTTAGTTAGATCAGATGGAGATACGATTTACAATAAATGGAAAAAGTATAACGAGTCTTTTTCGTATAATTTTAGAAACGATTGCGTATTGCTTCGTAATGTCATTGATGGTGATAATATTCGCTTTGATGATGTTTTCAGCGTTGATAGTGGGCAGCATCCAAGATTGCTACGACTACTACTTTCGGGAAAGGTCTCAATACAATCGGTCATCATCTTTGATAAGATTTTGTCGTTTGTCAATCGTTGGGATAAAGAAATTAAAGAAACAATTATATGGCCTGAAAAGTCATTTAAGATTGCCAAGTTAAAACCATTTGTAAATGTAAACTTGACAAAATGTAAATTTATAATGAAAGAGGTATTTGTGTGAGTGACGAAAGAAAACTAACAGAGGAAGAAGTTAGAAAAGAATATAGAGAACACCGTAAAGATAAAGTGTTTGCTAAATGTTGGCCTGCTAACAATGATAGTTTCTATGAATGGTGCTCAATGTATTTAGATTATAAACATATAACAAAAAAGAAAAGAAGATGACAAAATATTTTGACGAAGAATGGCCTAAAGAGGAAGAATTATTAAACATAGGATTAAAACAATCTAGGCAAAATAAAGCAGATAGATTTCCTACTGCTAAAGAAAGATGGCCGAGAGGAGGTGAAGTGATACAAGGTAAGAAAAGAGTTTTTTTAATAGGCAATGGTTTAAGTAGAAAAGATTTTGACTTGACACCATTAAAGAAGTATGGTAAAGTTTATGGCTGTAATGCAATATGGAGAGATGAATTAGATAAGATTGATGTTTTGACAGCAGTTGATAATGGTGTTATACACGAAATATATCACAACGGCATAGCACAAAAGATACCTTGTTGGTTTAGAAACTGGACTAAAGTACCTACACCAATGTACGAGTCAGTTGTTGAAGGTATGATAGGTAAACAAGAATTAGAAGAATTAAAAGACTATGATGTGATTACACAAAACGAAAGAGGTATGTCACAGGAGTTTGTTATGCACGGTGCTAATTTAGCAGGTCAAGTTAAGATATTAAGAAATGCTAAAAAAGAAACACCAAGAGGTGATAAAGAAATAATTAAAAAACAAATCAATCATAATACTTTATATGTTTCTTGGATAAAAGAACCTGATTATTCAAAAGATATTAGAGAGTGTTGGTCAGAATATAAAGATCATGGTTGGGCATGTGGTGCTTCTGCTGGGTTTATCGCTTGTAAGGAAGAGAAACCTGATGAAGTATATCTTATAGGCCATGATCTAGTTTCAGATACAGAGAAAGTTAATAATCTATTTGCAGGCACAAAACACTATGTGGCAAAAGAGAATGGGCCTACACCTCATGTAAATTGGGTGGGTCAATGGTATGATTTATTTGCATGGAATCAGAATATTAAGTTTTTTAAAGTTAATAAAAGTGCAGATAATCTACCTACTAATCAACACTTTAGAGAGTGGTTAGAATGGTCAGACAAGAAAGTATTATCATATATGACACAGGCAGAGTTGCTTGACAAAATGCGTAAATGGTGATATAATAATATTATGTTTGATGAGATAATATACAAAGTATTAGAAAAAACGATTATAAATAATACTATAATATTTAAATTAATACATACAACAATACATACAAAGGATACATACAAATGACAAGTGCATTAGAAAATCTAAAAAAGTCAAAATCTAATTTTGACATCTTAACAAAACAACTAGAAAAATCCATAGATCAACCAGAAAAGAAAAAATCATACCAAGATGATAGGCTCTGGAAACCAGAACTAGATAAATCAGGTAATGGTTATGCAGTATTAAGATTCTTACCTGCTGTAGAAGGCGAAGATATGCCATGGCAGAGAGTCTGGAATCATGCGTTTCAAGGACCAGGTGGTCAATGGTATATTGAAAATTCATTAACAACTTTAAATAAAAAAGATCCTGTTAGTGAAGAAAACACTAGATTATGGAATACAGGCATAGAAGCAGACAAAGAGATTGCTAGAAAAAGAAAGAGAAAATTATCTTACTATTCTAACATCTATGTTGTCAGCGATCCTAAACATCCTGAAAACGAAGGCAAAGTATTCTTATTCAAATATGGTAAGAAAATTTTTGACAAGTTATCAGAGGCGATGAACCCACACTTTGAAGATGAAAAGGCAGTAAATCCTTTTGACTTCTGGGAAGGCGCTAACTTTAAACTGAAAATCAGAAAAGTTGATGGTTACTGGAACTATGACAAATCTGAATTTGAGCCAGTTAGTAGATTAAAACCTACCGATGATGAGATTGACAAGATATGGAAATCTCAATACGCTCTAAAGGCCTTCGTTGATCCAAGTAATTTTAAATCTTATGATGAACTCAAAGAGAAACTGAATAAGGTTCTTACTGGAACAAGAAGTACGGAGTCCGTAGAAGATATAGACCTCCCACCTGTCAGTAATGACATACCTACATCTTCAAACGGTGCCGTAGAGAAAGAGGAATCTTCTAACGACGGAGACGATCTGTCGTATTTTAGTAAATTAGCTGAAGACGATTCCTAAAATCTATCTCTCTCACTTTCTCAAACGGGTAGCCTTCGGGCTACCCACACCACAATGAAGTTTAAAAAACTACCTAACATAGATAGAAGAGCTTACAAAGGCATATACAAGCCTAATAATCCACAAAAGTATAAAGGTAACGTAAAAAATATCACATATAGGTCTAGTTGGGAAAAAAGATTTATGGTGTATTGTGATAAGACCAGAGAAATTATAGAATGGGGTAGTGAAGAACTATCTATATTTTATAGAGGTGTTGATGGCAAACCACATAGATATTATCCTGACTTCTATATGAAAGTCAGACAGCCTAACAACACATACAAAAAGTTTATTGTAGAAATCAAACCCAAATATCAGACTAGAAAACCTAAACCAGGTAAAATTAAATCAGCATATTTTAAAAGATCATTATTGACATATGAAACAAACAGACGCAAGTGGTCAACAGCGTTTGCTTTCTGTAAAAAACACAATATGACATTTAAAATACTTACTGAGGATCATCTAAAGACCTTTTAAATCATCATAAATAGTAGTATGGCAAGTGTATTTGACACGATAAAAATGAAGGCAGGAGATACTGACCGTTCTAATAGTTGGTATAGAGGCCAAGTAAATAGAATAGCAAGTGGTACTACTGCTAGAGAATTGTTTAGACAAGGTAAGTTAGCAAGACGACCTAGTGTAGGTAGACTTAACTTGTTTGGGTACAATCCTAAATTAAGAAAAACCTTGCCTTATTATGATGTATTTCCTTTAGTATTACCTTTAGAGGGAATATCAGGTGGGTTTATGGGTATGAACTTTCACTATCTACCACCATTATTAAGAATGAGATTATTAGAGCGTATGCAGGCAAGAGCAACAGATAAAAGATTTGATAAGAATACAAAGTTTGATGTAACTTATGATGATGTAAAAAATTTAGGCATTGTCAAACCTACAATTAAAAAGTATTTGTATTCATATGTACAAACAGGATTTTTAAGAATAAACGCAGATGAAGCTGCGACAGCAATATTCTTACCTGTACAAAGATTTAAAAAGGCTTCAGAGGCAAAAGTATATTCAGATAGTAGGAGAATTATCTAATGGCAATATTCAGACAACGATTACCGATACCAGGACCATTTGATATAAGAATAGGTTTACCTAGAGATAAAGGTTTTGATCCTAAAAAAGCAAGAGAGAGATTGGCACAAAAAGCAAATCCAGAAACAACAATAAACAGATTTAGAAGTATGGTTGCAGGTGGCGAAGGTCTATACAGACCTGCAAAGTTTTTTGTTGCAATAGAATTTCCTCAGGCAATAAGAGGTGACATTGATATTCAAAGAGAGTTTACAGAATATCAAATGGATGCTAGTTTTTTAAGATCAACAAGAAATACGGTTAAAGATAGATTATTCTTTTTTTGCTCAGACGCTTCATTACCAGAAAGAACAATACAAGATACAGAATACGGTGGCATATATGGACCTGAAAGAAAAATAGGTAGAGGTTTAGAATTTGCACCTATAACTTTACAATTTATGCTTGACGCAGAATTACAAGAACGTGCTATATTTGAAGCGTGGCAGAACCTTGTTATAAATGAGAGAACATTTAATGCCAATTTCTATGATGAGTATATAGGCAGAATATTCATATATCCATTACATGAAAATAGAGCAGAAGCGACACCTAGTAGAACACAATTTCCTGCTACAAATGCAGCTGCAGGACCTATGGCAAGACTATCACTATCAGGATATTTTTGTGAGATGATAGAGGTCTATCCTAAAACATTAGGTGCAGTAGAATTATCATACGGTGCAAGTAATCAGTTTGCTAAACAATCAATAACATTTAATTACAGATATTGGAGATCAAGTGCTACGCAACACGACCATGAAATGGGACAGGAAACTGGTGATATTGATGGCGTGGGCGTAATAAAAGACCCTAAAATAGGAGGCATATTTGGTGGTCTTATAAGTAAGTTACCACCTGAATTAAGAAGAGCAGGAAGAGATGTAATTAATCAGGTTAAGACAAGATTCCCTACGGGAAGAATATTTGGCGGAAAGGTATTTCCCCCATTTTTTTAAATAATTAATAAAGGAGTGAAACATTATGGCTTTACCATTAAACGAAGTACCAAAATATACATGTGATTTACCCTCAACAGGTCAGTCAATAACATATAGACCATTTCTTGTAAAAGAGCAAAAGGTCATGTTAATGGCAATGGAGAGTGAAGACGAAAATGAAATTAGTCAGGCTGTGATTGATACTATGCAATCATGTATGGTATCTGAAATAGATATTAAAAGTTTGCCTATATTTGATTTTGAGTATTTGTACTTAAAGGTCAGAGCAAAGTCAGTCGGTGAAACGGTTAAATTAAGAATAAAATGTCCAGATGATGAAAAAGAAATTGTTGTTAAGGAAGTTAACCTTGATGAACTTCAAGTAGATAAACCTAAGGATCATACTAACAAGATAGAGTTTGAACCTGGTTATGGTGTCGTTATGAGATACCCTACTGCTGATTCATTTAAGAACTATCCTGAGTCATCAACAGCATTATCATATAAGTTGGCACAAGATTCTATTCAAACAATATACAAAGGTGATGAAGTTTACGATAGAAACAATATCAGCGATGAAGAATTAGAAGAATTTGTTAACAACATGACACAGGTTCAGTTTACTAAATTACAGGCTTTCTTTGACACAATGCCAAGAATTAGACACACAATCAAATATCAGAACCCTAAAACGGGTAAAGATTTTGAGATGAAACTAACTGGTACATCTGATTTTTTTTAATTACCCTTTCACATGAAAGCCTAGAGAATTACTATCGGGTGAACTTTTTGTTAATGCACCATCATAAATATTCATTAACAGAATTAGAGATGATGTTACCGTGGGAAAGGGAAATATATGTTGATATGTTAATACAGCATATCAAAGATGAGAACGATAAATTAAGAGAAGAAGAACGACAGAGGAGAGGATAGTATGTTAGAAGGATTATCAAATAAAGCAGTAGGCACAATCAAATGGGTCTGGTGGTTTTTAAAAGAAGAATTACCACAATTTTTATCTAATTGGCGAACCGTGCCAAGACTTATGATGGTTGCATATGCTTATGCTTTTATTGAAGTTATAACATGGTTTATGGCATTAGAAGCGCCTAACAACGCACAAGCAGGTTTAGTATCTGTTGTGGTTGGTGCAGGTGCAGCTTGGTTTGGTTTATATGTTAATGGTAAGAAAAGTAAAATATCAAACAACGAACCAAAAAGATAATAAATGGCAGACTCAGCAGACTTTAAGAAACTATTAAAAGATCAAAAAGAGAAA